ATGAATATTTATGGAACTGCATCAAGGCAAAATTAATTCTAAAATATGACTCTAGTTCCATATGAGCCATACTTAACCGAAAAAAGATGTCAATCCCTCCAACGTAACTTCACTTTCAATTTTAGTTTTTGGATTTGTAACTTTTACGGTATGAGAAAGTCTAGGCATCGTATCAAAGAACTTCTCAATTTCCTTAAATTGATTTGAGTTTAAGGTTTCAATCCAATCAGTCAATTCTTTTTTAGTAGAGTCCGCAGCAGACCAACTTTCCTCTGCGTTAAAAATAACATCAATACAAGAAGTGATTACATCAAAAGACCTTTCAATACTTGATGAACTTTGTTCTGCACTAAAGTCAAAATTAGTTTTAATGAACTGGTCTAATGAAGGATACTTCATTCTCAAAACCAAATCAGAATCAAGATGAATATCTGTGCTATGTTCTGGGTCTTTTTGAACTTCAATTTGGTCGATAAACACTGTAACTGGAACTTGTGTTTCTCCATCATCACCACAAGTTATAATCAAGTCAAGACTTTCTCCAACTGACTTACCACGAACATTTAAGAAAATATATTCAATATCAAAAGTGGGTAGTTCTTCTACTTTAATTCCTTTTGTTAAAATGCAATCTTTTAATACTTGCTTGATTGCATTTGTAATTTCTTTTGTGCTTTGACTTTCAAGAGCAAGAATTAATATCTTTTCTTCTTTGACTAGAAATGGTCTGTATTTAATTGTTTTTCCAGTTGATGGTAAAACCAAATCATACGTTGGTGTAGAAATCTTAGGTAATGGCATAATTTATACTATCATTAAAATTATTTATTTGTCTAATGTACCGTAATTCTTTTCCATTACATATCTTGTATACTGGAAAGTGACTGTTGTTTTTACAATTTGACTTCCCTCATAAGTTAAAGGCATCGCAGTGATATTTGTTGGGAATGCTTCAATCATTCTATAAGTTAAATGTGGTGGGAATTTTACATTATTTGGGTTTGAACTATCAAAATTTCTCTCAAACTTTGTAAGTGATATAATTCTCTTATAGTCATCTGGGTATCTAAAACGAAAGAAATCTGTCTTTTCTTTTCCAGGACCATCTCCCTGTCCTCTTGGACTTGGTGGCAATAGACCAGTCCCAGCATATAACGGATTGATATAATTCATCCATTCTTCAAAAAGACGAATTAAATTATATTCATTATCAACATAAAAAGTCATCGTAAATTCTGGAAAAATTCTTCTCGTTGGAAATCTTTCAATCGTTCCCTGACGACTTCCCATTTCTTCCGTTACATCAAACTGAACTCCAGGAATAACTGCTTCCGCACAATAAAAATCATAGACATAATTTTTTGTTTGATTTGCAGTAATAACATTCGAATTACGCAACCAACTCATCAATCCACTTCCACCAGCATCAACATTTGTTAAATGTAATGATACTTTAAATTGACTAGTAAGAGATAAATTACCAAAAATATCTCTTGCTGAGGGCATTCCATTTGTTGGAGCACCTTCCGTCATCTTAAGGTAAAATGGTCCTATACGCGGAGACCCTCTATCTGGAGCAGCCATCTATAAATATTTTTAAGTGTTTATAATATGTATGCCTCGTAACGAAGATAGTAAATATAGACAGGGAAAATATAGACCCCACAATCCACAAAAGTATGGTGGAGACCCATCAAATATTGTTTATAGGTCTTCATATGAATTAAAGTTTATGCAATATTGTGATTTGACTGAAAGTGTGAACTCTTGGAAAAGTGAAGAATTTTGTATTGCTTATCGTTCACCAATTGACAATAAAGTTCACAGATATTTTCCAGACTTTTTTGTGAAGTATAAAGATAAAGACGGAAACAATCGAACTCTTGTTGTTGAAATCAAACCACAAAAAGATTTAAAAATGCCTGAAACAAATCCAAAAAGAAGAACAAAGTCTTGGGTGTATTCAGTTAAAATGTGGGTAGTCAATCAGGCAAAATGGGAAGCAGCAAGAAATTGGTGTGCTGATAGAAATTATGAATTTAAAATATTCACAGAAAAAGAATTGGGAATTCCAGTCAAATGATAGCAGACGACATCAGAAAGCAAGCAGGCAACAAATATCGCAGTAGTGATTGGTGGACCAATTCACTAATGAATGAATTGAGAAATCAACAAAAAAGAGATATTAATGAAGCAGATACTGGATTTATAAAACCAGGAGATTTAGTTTTCTTTTTGTATTCTGCAAAGTATCCACAGAAATATGAATACTGGGATAAACATCCTCTATCTTACATTATAGAAATTAGTTTTGCAGAAGGTTGGTTTCTTGGAGCAAATCTACACTATCTTAATCCACAGTATCGTGGAGGTGTCGCACAATCCTTTCTAAATAAAGAAGGAATTATAAATGCACCCAAGAAAACTTTACATAAATACCTCTTCTCTGGAGTGATGACTGAATTCTTTAAAGTGCCTGAAAAAGAATGGAGAGAAGTATCGTTGCTTCCAACAGAGAAATTTGTTGATAAAAGAGGTCAACCAGTATTTAAAACCAAAGTTTGGGACGCACCATAGATGGCATATGAAGTATTAAAAGATAATTATTATCGTTCATCTGTTGGACCTTTGGGCCTTGAACTTGGAATTAGATACGATCCAACAAATGGTGACTACGAATTAAAAGAAAAAAATATACTTGGTTATGACGCAGTATCAGGAAATGCAATATTTTATAAAAACGGTAGTTGGTATAATGATGCATTAAAAGACCCGAATTTATTTACAGATGGGGATCCAAACAAACCAACAGCACTGGCGCAACAGTTATCGGAAGATATGCGAAGAAAGGTATATGCGGCATATCAAGCAAAAGGAGGTGCTGCTGGTGGAAACGTAGTTAATGCTACCGCAAGACCAGCAAATCAAAATAGTCCAGCAGGAGTAAACAATAGTTTTCCAGGAACAAATCCAGGAATAGCAACGGCAGTGCCAGGAGTAGGTGGTATATTAGCAGCAACACCAGGGTCAATAAATCTTAATGATACTGCTAATCTTAATTTTGATAGCAACAACGAAGACAAAATTTTTAAAGATAGTGGTCTATTACTATACCCAATTGATATTTTAAAAAATCAACAAGATACATTACAAATTACAATGTATCGTTATCAACCACCATCTGGAGACCTTTTTACAAATCCAAACTTTGATTTCTCATCAGTTTTGATAAAAGGATTACAAAGAAACAGTGCTTTAAAAAAACCAATTGCAACTACAGTTTTACCAATTCCTTCTGGCATTCAAGATAATAATGCTATAGGTTGGGGAGATGACTCAATGAATAATCTTACAGCAGCAGTTGCTGGTAAAGTTAGTTCTAACCAAATGCAAACAGGAATCACACAAGCAGCAATTGCAGCTTTGGCAACTGCGGTCCAGGCAAAGTTTGGTGTCAATTTGCCTAGTCAAAGTATCTATCAGATAGCAGCAATAGGAAGTGCAGCAGGAACTGGTACTGATTTAAATGCATTATTACAAAATCAACAAACCAAAGCAGCAATAACTTCATTATTATTAAAAAATGCTGGATTTGAACTTCCAGCAGAAACTATTTTAGCAAGAGGTTATGGAATTGTCCCAAACTCAAACCTTGAATTATTATTCCAAGGTCCAACACTTCGTCAATTTGGTTTCACTTGGCGTATGAGTCCAAGAAGTGCCAGTGAAGCAACAAATGTAAAAAGAATTATTCGTATGTTTAAACAGGGAAGTGCCCCAAGAAAATTAAACTCACAGTCTGGTGCTGGTGCTGCTTCTCTTTTTCTTGGAACTCCAAATGTTTTTAAACTTTCATACAAAACAGGGAATGAAGAAATATCTGGATTAAATAAATTTAAGATTTGTGCTCTTGTTAATATGAGTGTAGTTTATGCTCCTGACGGTCAATGGGCTGCGTATGATAAAGGACAACCAGTATCTCTTACTATGTCTCTAAATTTTCAAGAAATTGAACCTGTATATGAGAGTGATTATCAAGAAGATGTTTCTGATAAATTTACAGGTAATCTTAGATTGGATAATTTTAGTTCAGTAAAACAAGACGATGTAGGGTACTAATTCATTTTAATTCAATCAATAAATAAAAGTGCCTGAGTTGGTGGTTCTTTTCAGGTTGGGATAAAGCACTTTCGGGTGCTTTTCCTGTATAAATAATAATAACCACCAACTTAAGAGCAGTTATGGAACTCACAGAGTATCACTATGTCTATTATTCCTATGAGGAATATGGTAGAGGATATTTTGGTAGTAGAAGTTGTAAATGCTTACCAAAAGAAGATATAAACTACTTCGGTTCATTCAAAGATAAAACATTCAAACCAACGCAAAAAATAATACTCAAAAGTGATTATGCTACAAGAGAAGAAGCATATGTTGATGAGATTATTTTACAGGAATATTATAAGGTTGTAGAAAATCCCCACTTTGCTAATAAGTCATATCAAACTTCTACTGGTTTTTCTGTATACGGAACAACATTATCTGAAGAACACAAAAGAAAAATAAGTGAAGCAAGGAAAGGTAAATCATATCCTAAAATGGAAGGTAAATCATATTCTAAAAGGAAAGGTAAATTATATTCTAAAGGAAAAGGTAAAAATCATTACAATTATGGTAAAACTCTTTCCGAAGAAACAAAGAAAAAAATTAGTAAAGCAACAAAAGGAAAAAAATTAACTATAGACCACAAGAAAAAAATTTCAGAATCTAATAAGGGGAAATCTAAAACTATTACCGAAAAAAGCAAGAACTCCGTCATTATCCGTGCTAAAGCAAGAACTGGAATTCCTGGACATAAACATTCAGAAGAAACTAAAAGAAAAATAAGTGAAGCAACACAAGGAAAAGTTCCTTGGAATAAAGGAATTAAAAATCCAAATATTACTGGAGGAAAAAGTCCAGCAGCAAAAAAGATATATTATGATGGAACGATTTATGACTGCATATTGAATGCTATACAAATTACTAGCAAATCTTACTATCATATAAAAAAATATGGTACTATTGCCTCCTAAATTTATTTTATTCATTTATTATATCTAAATACTCAAAAGACCTACCGTCTAAAATGCCGTATTTTAGAGAACTTCCAAATTTCCAGTATATTGCGAATTTTCCTAATCAGTCATTTAATGACGATTATGTTGTAACTAAAAATATATTCAAAAGAGCAAAATTAAGAGAAGATATTGCGAATGCTATAACTGCTTTTGAATATTATCAAATTATTGATAATGAAAGACCAGACCAAGTTGCTGCAAAAGTTTACGACAACGCAGACCTTGATTGGGTAATTTTAATCACAAATAATATCACAAATATCAATCAAAATTGGCCGTTAGATAATAATAGTTTTTATAAGTATCTTATAGATAAGTATGGAAGTGATGAAGAACTTGCAAAACCTCATCACTATGAAACTGTTGAATTTAGAGACGAATATGAACGTGTTGTAGTTCCTGGTGGTTATCAAGTTGACTCAGGAAAACAAATATCAGTTGCAACTGGTCCAGGACAATTTAATAGTTATAATTTAGGTGAATTTCCAAAAGAAGATACAGATGTTATTACAATCAATTTAAATCAATATCTTCCTGTTTATAATGGTACGACAGAAACCACACAGGCAATTATAAAAGACATTGGATATAATTTATCTTCATTAAAAATTAGTGGAAGACAAAATAAAATTGATATTAGTATCACAAATAGTTTAGATACTTGGCCTGCCAGTTGGGGAGGAGAAACCACAGTAAAAGGAAGAACTGAAAATACTGCCATTCAAGTTCTTGATATTATATTTGAAAATGATATAGTCCTCAATCCATTATTATACGAAATTGTAGGCGAAGAAGTAGATGGTGCGATTGTCCCAGTATTTAAATTCAAACAACAATTCTAAATAAAATAAAAATTCTTATGTCTCTTCAACCTCCCATAAATGGTGTAAAAATAAAAGTATCAAGAAACGTTGAAGCAATTTCTATTACTAATACAAATAAAAATAAAGCATCATCTTCATCTATTAAAGAAGTAAGTAATTATGAATATGAAGTTTTGGAAAATGAAAAGAAAAGAAAAATATTAATTTTAAAACCAGAATACCTAGCAGTCTTTATAGGTGATATGAAGAACATTATGAAGTATGCGGAATCTTCACAATATATAAATCAAAATACTAAACGTGGTTATAATCCAAAAATTACTGGGGTGTGAACCCTACAGACAAAAAAATACCCCCGATTTTTTTCGGGGGTAAAATGGATTTAAAAGTTGATTTTGAAATCAGTCTGCTGCTAAACGCGCAAAATATGCAAGTGTATCATCCTCGTCTTCGTCATCATCACTAGAAACAGAAGAACGAACTGAAACAGTTTCCTTCACAGGACGTGAAACTTCAACTTCTTCATCTTCACCAATCGTCTCTGGATCTTGGAACTTAGGAGTTCCCTTGAGACCAAGAGTGTAATCAAGACGTTTCTTCAAATCTTCATAAGACTTGAATTCACTTGGAGCAACAAAATCATTCAAGTTGTTGAGTGATTTGTAGATTGTTTCCAGTTCATCATCGTCCTCAAGAAGAGCAGAAGATGGTGCGAATTCAGATTTATCATAGTTCCAATAACCATCTTTCTTCACTAGTTTCAGTTTGAAGTTAGCACCCTTCCAGAAATCAAAA